TAGTCGAACCTACAGAAGAGGTAAAGAATGGACTATGACCTAATAGTTGTAAAGACCTTGGAGAGGGTCTATAAAAACTACTACTATATAATACGAGGTGAAAATAATGAAGAAGAATAAAAACAGTTATGAAGAAGTTCTTGAAGCAGAAGTTGCAAAGCTGAAAGAAGAAAATAGACATTTGGAAGACGAGCGCAATGAACTGAAATATATGCTGAATGATATGCGTAGTGTTGTTGATGCTGCAAATGATGACTTTTTCAGTAAAATGTCAAGATTGCGTGGCTGTATTGAAATCGAGGGTACAAGAATCACATCAGCATATCAGGATTTAGTAGGAATCCTGTTGGCAAACGGTTATACAGTAGAGGTTACACCACTGCATAATAATACAAGATTACAGGTTGTTATCAAAGAAAGTGAGGATGAAATCAATGAGTAGTGCAAAGAAACACAAACAGAGAAGTCACAGAAGTTACAGAAACAGTGTTGCAACCGCTGAATATTTTCAGAACAGACAGATTTTGAAAGTGTCACAGCAGAAAGTAATGAAAGAGAAAAGCAATCTTTTCACTAAGTTAATGGGCTTATTCAAGAAAGGAGATAAATAAACATGGCACAGATGCTCTTGGTTATGGGTGAATCAGGTACAGGAAAAAGTACCAGTATGAGAAATTGTGATCCTGCAACAACTGCCGTTGTGAACCCGGTTGGTAAACCGTTACCGTTCAAGGGTAAGTTCACAATGCTGAACAGTGAGGTTGAATCACGCAAGATTTGCAAATTTATGAAGGAACAGGCAGCAGCCGGGAAGAAGTTATTGGTAGTTGATGACTTCCAGTATATTCTTTCTGTTCCATATATGAACCGTATTAAGGAAAACGGTTGGGATAAGTGGAATGATTTTGGTGCAAACTACTTTGAAATCATTGAGGTGTGCAAGGAACTTCCTGATGATGTGGTGGTTGCTTATATGACCCACACGGAAACACTTGAAAATGGTGTTACTACTATAAAGCTGATCGGAAAGTTACTTCGTGAGAAGATCACCATTGAAGGACTATTCACCATTGTACTTAGAACAGGTGTGAATGAAGGAAAATATTACTTCTACACACAAAACAGTGGCAAGGACACCGTGAAGTCACCTATGGGGATGTTCCCGACATACGCCATTGATAATGATCTGAATTATGTAGCTGATAAAATCCGCAACTTCTATGAAGTCGGTGAGTATAAGACAGATGCAGAAATGAGTCAGGCTGATGCACAGGCTGCATCAGATCTTGAAAAACCTGACGGCAAAGGCAGAAGAACAAGAGGTAAAAAAGCTGAATCTGCAACACCAACAGATGCACCAGAAGAAAAGACTGGAAGAACACGTAAGAGTAGGGCAGAAGTTCAGGCAGACAATGAACAGAAGATTGCTGATCATATGGATGAAGTTGACAAGGCTATTGATCAGGTTTTTCCGGGACAGGAAGAAGTATCATTTGATGAAGCAATGGATGTTGCCGATAAAGTACCGAAACCGGATTTACAGAAACCACCAAGAAGAACACGTAAGGAAAGAAATGCTGAAAAGTCTGAAGCTGTTCAGGACGGTACAATAAACGCTGATTCTGAATCTGTCACACTGGAAGCAGATGCATATTTCTATGACATCAAAAATAACAACTATGTGATGAAACATGCAGGTGAATCTGTTGACCTGATTGTTGACGGTGTTGAGGCCATGAAGGTGATCACAAGAGAAGAATTTAATACAGGAATTATAAGACTTGCACAGGAAAACAATCCTGTACCTGCTGACGCACAGACCCCGGCTGAACCTTTAGACGGTGCTATGAACCCACCTGAACAGCACGTCAGAGGTCAAAGACGAAGAAGAACAAGATCATGATTGCATTAAATATTTTTCTTGCAGTCATGGCAGCATTCTTTGGATTCGGTTCAGTGGGTGACAGGATTCAGAAAAATAGGGATAATTACACAAGGGTTTGTATTGCTTGTATCATAGCAATTATAATCATAAATTTATTTTAAGAAAGGTTAAATGGTGAAAAATTATGGCAGTAGATTTTAGTGCATTCGATGAACAGGTTGATCTTAACGCATTACAGAAAGAGGTTCAGGAAGCAGACGATTCACAGTTTGAAGATGTACCGGATGGGGATTATGATGTAAGTTTTGATAAAATGGAGATCAAGCCAACAAAGAAAGGTGACAAGCTGATGTTTTCCGTACAGTGCAGCATCTTGGAAGGTAATCAGAAGGGTAGAAAGATTTTCTTCAACCGTACTATTTCCGGCAACACCTCACAGAAGTGGACTAATGGCATGGCAATCAAATCTGTTTGCACATGGCTTGATAAGCTTGAAACAGATACAGTACCGGAATTTATCAACTACAGTGATTTTGCTGATTGTGTTCTTGATATTTTTCAGGAAGTACAGGGTAAAGTTGGTGCAGCAGTTACTTATAAAGCTGATGATTTCAACCCAATCACAATCAACGAAGCATTTGATATGTAAAAATTTTTAATTTAAAAGTAGATAAAACATCTACTTTGCAGTAAGATAACACTTAAGGCGGTGTGTAAAACGCACACCGCTTTTCAAAAAGTGGGTGATTTAGTAAATGATATTCTACGATTTTGAGGTTTTTGAAAAGGATTGGCTTGCTGTATTCATTGATGTGACGAATAAAAAAGAACACGTGATAATCAATAGCCCTGATAAACTAAAAGCCTTATATGAAGCAAATAGAAAAGATATATGGGTAGGATTTAACAACCGTCACTACGATCAGTACATCATGAAAGGTATTCTGCTTGGTATGAATCCTAAAAAAATCAATGATTGGATTATCGTTGATAATAAAGAAGGTTGGCAATATTCAAGAGCATTCAATAAATTACCCATGATCAATTATGATGTAATGCCAAGCAATGATGAAACCATGAAAACAGTCGGATTGAAAACAATGGAAGGTTTTCTTGGTTCAAATATCAAGGAAACTGATGTTGATTTCCGTATCAAAAGGAAACTGACACCGGAGGAAATAGAACAGACGGTTAAATACTGTAGGCATGACGTAGAACAGACTATCAAGGTATTTCTTGAAAAAGTCAGTGAGTTCAATGCAGTTCATGGAATTATACAGGCATTCCCAAAAGAAACGTCACTGTATGACATTGGTGACAGTGAAGCCCGGATAACAGCAAAGGTTCTTGGGTGTTCAAAAACTCATTTTGGTGATGAATTTGATTTCTTTTTTCTTCCATGCCTGAAACTGAAAAAATACAAATACGTTCAGGAATGGTTTGCAGAGAAAAGAAAAGAAGCCCTTGAAATGGGGTTACAAGATTTTGACAAAAAAGATAAAAAGACTTGGTACAAGTCACAGAACTTTGAAACAGTTGTTGCCGGAATACCGCACACGTTTGGTTTTGGCGGTCTGCATGGTGCATCTGATAAGCCAATACACCGGAAAGGTCAGATTCTTCATGTAGATGTAAATAATTACTACCCTTCAATGTTGATAGCGTGGGGTCTTGTGACAAGAGCAGCAACTAATGACAATTACCCATTGGTGTATAACACACGAAAAGCCATGAAGGAAAAGCAAATTGCTGCAAAAAATGCCGGAAACAAGAAAGAAGTCAAGCGGTGGAAGAAAGCACAGTTACCATATAAGAAGATGCTGAATGCCTTGTCAGGTGCAATGAAGGATGAAACCAACGCAGCGTATGACCCAAGGAACAACAACTGTATGTGTATCAATGGTCAGTTGATGTTGCTTGACCTGATTGAACACCTTGAAGTTGTACCGGGATTTGAACTGATTCAGTCCAACACGGACGGTCTGATCATTTGGATTCCTGACACTGATGAAGCCTTTGAAATGGTTGATGATATTTGTTGGGAGTGGGAACAGCGTTGTTCTACTGAACAATGTTCAATCTTGCTTGAACTTGACAATATATCAGAAATCTATCAGAAGGACGTAAACAATTATCTTTGGATTGGTACTGATGGTGGTGTTGAAAGAATTGGTGCATATGTCAAAGAACTTTCAGCTATTGACTATGATTTACCGATACTGAACAAAGCACTGGTTGACTACATGGTGAAAAAGATACCTATTGAACAGACTATCAATCAGTGTAATGACTTGATCATGTTCCAAAAAATAGTGAAGCTGTCAAACAACTATAACTTAGTAGAGCATGAACAGGGTACTGGTCATATTACTAAGGTAACAAAACACCGGGACGGTACACGAACAGAACTGTGGTCATATCCTACCACACAAAAATATACTTATAAATCTTATCGTGTGTTTGCTTCCAATCGTGTTACAGACGGTAGGTTGTTAAGACGTAAGGTTGTAAAACCAAAGGGTGAAAAATTTGGAAACACACCTGATCACAGTTTCATTTATAACGATTCTGTAATTGGGGTTAAAGTACCACCGGAATTAGATAAGCAGTGGTACATAGATTTAGCAAGAAAAAGACTGAAACAATTTGGTATTGTAGCATAATACCGGAAAGGTGGGAACATGACAGACATTACAATTAAATATGATCATGGTCAGATGCTTATTCACTTAGATAGGTTTTTATCTGATGGAAAAATTACAAAGGTTAGAAAACTGTTGAAGCTGATCAGACAGAGTTACACACCGGAGTGTGAAGAACAGATAAAAGAATACATACAGCAGTGTGGTGTAACGGATAAAGACAAATTCCATAACAGTCAGGTAGCACTTGCAGGTAAGATTACAAACATTGAAAGTAATATTTACATTTTAGAAAATCGCTTAAAAGCTGCAACGTTTAACCGTAATATGCTTAAGAAATCCACCCCTATTCATAAAAATGAAGAATGGGAAAAGTGGAATGAACAGGTTAAGGACTGTCGAAAATCATTGAGAGAATCAAAGATACTTCTTACAGTAGTGAATCAAGAATATAAGCAGAATATTAAGAACAGGGTATTTTACCAAAAGGTGATGCAAGAATTTAGTTAAAGGATGGTGAAACAGGATGTTGTACAAAGGGTACATAAAGACAAAAGGCAAGAAAGCAATCGAAGCATTCAAAGACCGAACAAAATACCGCACTTATGACGAAGTGAAGAATCTTGAAGGGTTCGGTGGTGTTCTTGCTGATGATACCATCCTGATAGATATTGACGATGCTGAACAGTCTGAAATTTTAATGAACATTGTGGAAGAATATCAGCTTGATTGCCGGGTGTATTGTACAAGCCGGGGCAGACATTTTTTATTTAAGAATCACAGTATTACAAGGAACAGGACACACGTACCCCTTGCGGTTGGTCTGACAGCAGATATAAAACTCGGTACACGTTCATCATACGAAGTAATCAAAATTGACGGTGAAGAACGTTTTATTGAGTGGGATATTGAAGAAGGTGGAACATATCAGGAAGTTCCAAAGTGGTTGTTTCCAGTTCGCACAGCGGTAGACTTTCTTGATATGGATGCAGGTGACGGACGCAATCAGGCACTATTCAATTATATCCTGACACTTACATCAAATGATTTTAGTGTTGATGATACAAGAGAATGTATCAGGATTCTGAACAGATTTGTTCTGAAAGAACCGTTATCTGATGATGAACTGGAAGTGATTCTTAGGGATGAAGCATTTCAAAAACCTGTATTCTTTTGTGATAAGACATTCCTGTTTGACCATTTTGCAACATGGCTTAAGAACAATGAAAATGTAGTCAGTATAAGTAATCAGTTACATATCTATCAAGATGGGATTTATCAGGTTGGGTACAAGGCTATCGAAACAGCTATGATCAATCAAATACCTAACCTGAAAAAGACACAGCGAAGAGAAGTATTAGAGTATATGGAACTTATAGCTGATGAAAAAGCACAGGCAGATGCACGTTATATAGCATTCAGGAACGGTGTGTTGGATATTGTGACCGGACAGATGCAGTCATTCAGTCCTGATTTGGTTATTACCAATCAAATACCTTGGGACTACAACCCGGAAGCCTACAGTGAACTTGCTGATGATACACTGAACAAATTAGCTTGCGGTGATCAACCGATCAGGGCATTACTGGAAGAATGTATTGGCTATTGCTTTTATCGCAGGAATGAACTTGGTAAGGCATTCATCCTGACAGGTGACAAGTCCAATGGTAAGAGTACATTCCTTGATTGTGTCAAAGCAATTCTTGGTGATGGGAATATATCAGCACTTGATCTTAAGGAATTAGGGGACAGGTTCAGCACATCAATGATGTTCGGAAAACTGGCAAATATCGGTGATGACATTGGTGATGACTTCCTGCAAGGCTCACAGGTAGCAACATTCAAGAAAGTAGTTACAGGTAACAGAATCAAAGCAGAAAGAAAAGGGCAAGACCCTTTTGAGTTTAACCCTTATGTGAAGCTGCTGTTTTCAGCAAATGATATACCAAGAATGAAAGATAAGACAGGGGCAGTTCTTAGACGTTTGGTGATTATTCCATTCAATGCAAGATTTACAAAGTATTTACCAAGTGGTGAGATTGACCCGGATTACAACCCTTATATCAAGTATCAGTTGGTTGAACAAAGTTCAGTCGAATATCTGATCAGGGTAGGTGTGGAAGGACTGAAAAGAATCATTGAAAACAATGAGTTCACCAAGTCTGAAAAAGTGGCTGAACAGATTGATGAATATGAAAACGAAAACAACCCAATCAAGGCATTTATTGATGAATGCGGTGTTGAAATGATTGAGGATGAACCGACAGGTGACGTATACAGCAGGTATCAAGTATTTTGTGCTGATTGTGGTATGCAACCAATGTCAAACATCGTGTTCAGTAAGCAGATCAATAAGCGGTTGGGGTTTGAAACAGTAGTGACTAAGGTAGGTGGTAAGTCTATCAGGATATTCAGAAGTAGAAAGGAAGGTATCAATTAGTGAAGGTCGGAAGAAATCAGGAAGGATATGCAGACCCAACGGCAACCATTGCCGTTGGTAGAGTGGCAAAGGAAGAACGTGAACACACTGAACTTGAAATACATGAATCAGAAAAACGTGCCTATGATCTGATTAAGGTTTTGAAGTACATCATCAAAGGTGCGGGGTTTGAACTGACTGAACGTGTTCAGGTGAAAGATACCAAGACGGGGAGGGTTTACAGATGATTGAAAAAATAAAGAAATTCATCAGAATAATCACAATACTGGTGATGATCACCCTTGTCATATTTGGAATATACATGTTATTCAAGTATGATGAATGGAATAACATACGTTGTTTCGTAAGTTTCATTACAGTGTTTCTTATTATCTGTTGGGCGTTTGATTGGTGAAAGGAAGGTGTTTAGAATGACGGAAAATGTATGTGTTACCTGTCAGTATTATGAAATGTATGGGTTATAAACGGAAATTATAGGTTGGTGACACAATTCAGTGCGGTGATACTGATAATGTAGTTAAAACAATGAAAGACCTTGCAAAAAAAAAGGTGTTGAAACTGATTTCCTGTATGATAGAGACGGTGTTCAAGGCTTATGGTTGGAAGTGAAGGGGGTGAAGTCAAATGTATGATGAACAGGAAGATGCTGCACAGTTAGAATGGTGTCGGCAGTGGTCAGAAGAACATAAAAAGAAAATGACCCGGAAGATGCAGAAAAAGGTCAGACGGGTTCAGCACTGGTGTAACTGTAAGTTATATGTCAAGTATGCTTGGTATGAGTTCCGGGCAATGATGAAAGGGGTGTAATTATGTATACAGTTGGAAATCAGGATAATATTGATAAAGCAGTTGAAGGTTTGAATCAGTTTACAAAAAATTGGTGTATGAATTGTAAAGAAACTGATTCAAGAAATGAACCAATGTTCAGATGCAAAGAATGTAATTTCAAGGGTGAACTTGGTGTATGTAAAATAAAAGAATTTGTTATTGATAAAACAGGTGATACACCTGTCGATTTTGGAAGTATGGGAAGTCATTAAAGGTAGGTGAATGATACACCGTATGGTTTTATGTAGTAGTTATGCAATAGTTACAGTTGGTTACGGTTAAGGGTTACGGTTGAAACCCTTGTAAATACTGGCGGTTACGGTTGTCTACGGTTAAAAGTACATTCTTTAATAATTAGTATTTTATATTATAGTATAGAACTTAGTAAAAATAAGAATATATAGAGAATAGAGTTTTAACCGTAACCGTAACAAGTGTAACTTCCTTGATTTATAAGGGGTTGAAGCATTTTTTAGGCTATTTTTAACTGTAACCGAAGTGTAACCAACCATAGAAAGTGAGGTAAAAATGAGTAATCAGAAGAAATTAAGTGCAAGGGAATATCTGAAACAGCTTGAAGTGTTAGATATGCAGATAAATGATGATATTGCCACGCTGTCAGATATGAAAAAGAATGTATGCAGTGCAGGCGGTATTGATTACAGCCGGGACAAAGTGCAGACTTCACCTGTAGGTGATAAGTTATGTAAGGACGTAGTGAGGTATACCATGTTTGACCAACACATCAATGAAGAAATAGATCAGTTTGTTGATGCAAAGAAGCAGATCATTAAGGAAATCCGGGGATTGCGTAACAAGAATATGATTCAGATTCTTACAAAAGTGTATGTGCAGTTTAAAACAGTCAAGGTTGCTTCACAGGAAATGAAAAAATCTTATTCATATACCGTAGAACTGCATAATAAGGCACTTTCAGCGTTTGAAGATACCTATAAAAACCTTACATATCTGACATAAAACCAATTATTTCATATTTGACAAATACAAGCAGACCTTTTATAGTGTATGCTGTACAAAAATTTTTGCAGGTAATTTATTACCTGCAATTTTTTTTATGCAAAATTATATTGCTTATTGTCTTATGTGCTGCAAGGGTGCTAAAACCTCCTACCTTGCAGCACTTTTTGTTATAAAAATAATAGAAAGGCGGTGTTGTTATGGCAAAAAAAGGCAAATTAACTGAAAAGCAGCAACGTTTTGTTGATGAATACCTGATTGACCTGAATGCAACACAGGCAGCTATTAGAGCAGGTTATTCAGTAAAAACAGCAGATGCAATCGGATGTGAAAACCTCACGAAACCTAACATTCAACAGGCTATTGCTGAACACATGGCAGAACGGTCACGAAGAACCGGAGTGAATCAGGATAGGGTTGTCTTAGAGCTTGCCAAGATTGCATTTGTCAGAATGACAGACGTTGTTGACAGTAACGGAAGAATCAAACAGGATGCATCTGCTGATGATCTGTCTTGTATTGAATCAATCAAATATAAGGAATCTGATAATGAGTTTGGTGGAAGTGTTGAGAGAGAAGTCAAGATTGCTTCCAAGATGAAAGCCCTTGAACTGCTTGGTAAACATTTAGGTATGTGGAATGATAAGTTAGATGTGAATGTGACAGCCCCTATTGTTATTTCAGGAGCAGACGCACTTGAGGACTAAATACAGGCAGCCATCAAGTCAATATGTATTTGGTTATCAGAAGTTCATTCTGATGCCGGAAGATTACAAGCCTACAAAGTCCGGTAAGGTTAATGTGAAGTTACCGGAAGTAGTCGGTAAGGGTTACGGTACATTTTGGCGGTGGAAAGGTAGATACCGGGCAGTCAAAGGTTCACGTGCATCTAAGAAGTCAAAGACTACAGCATTATGGTACATCACCAATATGATGAAGTACCCCGATGCGAATACCTTAGTTGTCAGAAAAACTTACAGAACACTAAAGGATTCCTGTTTTACTGAACTGAAATGGGCTATACATCGACTTGGTGTTGATGCTTTTTGGGATATAAAAGAATCACCACTTGAAATGACGTATAAACCAACAGGTCAAAAGATTTATTTCAGAGGACTGGATGACCCACTGAAAGTAACATCAATCACTGTTGATCAGGGTGTATTGTGTTGGATGTGGATTGAAGAAGCATATGAAATTAGTTCAGAGGATGATTTCAATATGCTTGATGAATCTATTCGTGGTGCAATCCCGGAAGGTTCAAACCTGTTCAAGCAGATCACCGTTACTTTCAACCCTTGGAATGAACACCATTGGTTGAAGAAACGGTTTTTTGATAACACTGACGATGAAACACTTGCAATGACCACCAATTACAAGTGCAATGAATGGTTGGATAAGGCAGACTTGAAAGTCTTTGAAACCATGCGGAAGCAGAATCCAAGACGTTATGCGGTTGCAGGACTTGGGGATTGGGGTATTGTTGATGGTCTTGTATATGAAAACTGGCATGAAGAAGCCTTTACGCTAGAGGAGATCAGACAGCAATACAAGATTGATTCAGCGTTTGGTTTGGACTTTGGTTACACAAATGACCCATCTGCATTGTTTTGTGGATTCATTGACACGAAGAACAAAAAGATATTCGTGTATGATGAAATGTATGCAGCAGGTCTTTCCAATGAGCGAATATATCAGAATATCACTGATATGGGCTATGCGAAGGAAAGAATCACAGCAGATTCAGCAGAACCAAAGTCTATTGATCAGTTAAAGGGTTATGGTCTTAGAGTCAAAGGTGCTGAAAAAGGTAAGGACAGTATCAACAGCGGTATTCAGTTTATTCAGGACTTTGAAATCATCATACACCCAAGATGTGTGAATTTCTTGACGGAGATCAGCAACTATACTTGGGATAAGGACAAGTTCGGTAATAAACTGAACCACCCTATTGATGACTTCAATCACCTTATGGATGCAATGCGATATGCATTAGAAAAATATATCAAGAAAGGCAGCGGTTGGTTATACAAATAGCTGTATGGTTAAAATCATGAAAATAAAGATTCACAATGATGTATGGAAGGTCAAACTAGTGGATGCAAATGCAAAAAAAATGAACCCTGACCCGGACAGCTATAATTTTGGGCTTACCGAATATAAGGAACTTTTGATCAGTATTATGGACGGACGTTCTGAATCAGTGACACGTTCAACGCTGATTCATGAATTGGTTCATGCTTTTATGTTCTCATACGGTCACACTGTTGAAGGTGAAGAAGCAATGTGTGACTTTTTTGGTGTTCATGGGGATGAAATCATTGACCTTACAAATCAGATTATAGAAAGGTGGGGTGACAGGTGCTTACAGTCGAAGAAATAAAAATGTTCATTGATGAAGATGCTGCATCAATGAAAAAGCATTTTGCAAGAATAGGTGAACGCTATTTTGACGGTGATCACGACATTAAAAATTACAGAATGTTTTACTTCAATTCTGATGGTCAGCTTGTGGAAGATACAAGCAGGGCAAATGTGAGAATACCGCACCCATTTTTCAAGGAACTGACAGAACAGGGTACACAGTACACTCTTTCAGGTTCAGATGGTTTTGTATTCAGTGATGTGCCTGAACTACAGAGTGAACTTGATGCAAGATTCAATAATAACGATGATTTTATTGATGAACTGTCAGAAACGCTTACAGACTGTCAGACAAAGGGTTTCGCTTACATGTATGCAATGAAAGACAGCACTGACAAGCTGAAATTCACGTGTGCTGACAGTATCGGAGTTGTGGAAGTAGAAGCCCGGTTTGCATCTGATGAAAAAGACCACGTTCTGTACTGGTATGTTGACCGTGTTGATAAAGAAGGTCACAGAATCAAGAAGATCATGGACTGGGATGATGAACAGGTGGTTTATTATGTTCAGACTGATGAAGGTGAGATCAAGCAAGATGTGAATGTGAAGGTGAATCCAAGACCACATATACTGTATCAGGTTGACGGTGATGATAATACTTATGTTGATTCACTTGGTTTCTTGCCATTCTTCCGGTTGGATAATAACAAGAAACAGATCAGTAATCTGAAAGCTGTAAAAGACTTGATTGACGATTATGACCTTATGGCATCCAGTCTTTCCAATAACCTGATTGACTTTGACCATCCATTATATGCAGTCAAAGGGTTTGAAGGTGATAACCTTGATGAATTGCAGCAGAATCTTAAGACAAAAAAGATTGTTGGTGTCGGTTCAGATGGCGGTATTGAAGTACATACAGTAGATGTACCGTATGAAGCCCGAAAGGTCAAGTTGGAACTGGATGAAAAGAACATATACCGTTTTGGTATGGGGCTGAACTTGTCAGGTCTGAAAGACACATCAGCAACAACCAATATTGCAATCAAAGCAGCCTATTCACTGCTTGACCTTAGATGTAAACACCTTGAAAGGAACATCAAGCGGTTCTTGCGTAAGATCGTAGCAGTCTGCATTGATGAAATTAATCAGCAGAACGGTACAGATTATCAGATCACAGATGTTTATTTTGAGTTCACCCACGAAGTAATGAGTAATGAACAGGAAAATGAACAGAATGAACTTACAGAAGCACAGAAACAACAGGTGCAAATCAACACCCTGTTATCACTGGCACAGATTTTTGGTGATGATCTGACGATTCAGTATATTTGTGATGTTCTTGATATTGATTATGAGAAAATAAAGGACAAGTTACCGGATGATGAAGCTACAAAGACTAATCAGGTACAAGACGATCTTGATTCTATCATACCGGATGATGAAGGTGGTGGAACAGGTGAACAAAGCGCAGAAGGAAGTACAGCAAGCACAGCTTGATGAAGAAAAGAAAGTTATCAGACTGTTAGAAGTTGTATATGAAAGGGCAAAAAAGGACTGTGAACAGAAAATCAGGGAACTGTCTGCAAGGACAGACCTTGAAAATCTGCAAAGCATCGTGTACCAAAAAGAGTATCAGCAAATAATAGTTGATCAGCTTGATTATATGCTGAATGAATTACAAAATAATGAATTTGCCACAATTGCTGATTATTTAGAAAATTGTTATAGTAATGGTTATGTTGCTGTATTATATGACATAATCAGTCAGAATGTACCGATTATTTTCCCAATTCAGCAGGAACAGGTTATTATGGCACTGAAAACCAATAGTAAACTGTCAAGCGGTCTATATAAGCGGTTAGGTGAAGATGTTGATTATCTGAAACGTTCAATTCGTTCTGAACTTTCAAGGGGAATCAGTAATGGTTCATCTTGGAATGAGATGGCGGTAGTGATTACAGTAGGTATGAGCAGTCCGTTTAAAAAAGCAATCAATAGTGCAATCCGTATTGCAAGAACGGAAGGACATAGAATACAGAATGAAGCAGCACTTAATGCACAGCATAAAGCAAAAGACAAAGGTGCTGATATAGTCAAACAGTGGGATTCTACACTTGACGGAAGGACAAGACCGGAACACAGAGAAGCAGACGGACAGATCAGGGAACTTGATGAACCTTTTGACATTGGCGGTGAGAAAATGCAAGCACCTGGGGTTGGTGGTTCTGCAAGGAATGTGTGTAACTGTCGATGTTGTCTACTGCAACGTGCAAAATGGGCTTTAGATTCTGATTTTACCAAAAATGATGATTTTAATGATACACTAAGACATTTTAAAAGTGCTGAAGATTACGAGCAATTTAAAAAGTGGTACTTCTCAAAAGAAAATATCAATTATATGAATTATGTTGAAACTCTTGAAAAGAGATACAACACAAAGGATTTTAATAAACTGCTTGGTTTCATGACTGATGGTGAATATAACCATTTCAAAAAACTTGAGTTAGAAAGTCCGATGTGGAAGGAACACGAAAAGATTGTGAAAAGTATGGATTATGCTGTTGAAACAAAAATAATCAATAATCGAAAATATGCTGAAAAATTCAAGGCAATGACAAAAGACACTCAGTTGCAGAAGTCCTATTTAAATAATGCAAAAACAATGCTTAAGCACCGATCAGGTCAGAATGGTGAAGATTTGTATATTTATAATACAGTAAGTAGTAAGTGGGCGAAGTCAACAGGCGGATTAGATGCAGGGACACCTGAATACAATGATGATATAAAGAATATGATCAAGAAATCAAAAAAGGGTGAGTTAGTTTCATTTCACAATCACCCTGCAAGTATGCCACCTAGTGCAAATGACATCAATGCAGCATATTTCAATGGGTATGAAAAAGGGTATGTACTTTGCCACAATGGTACAATATATGAATATACAGCACCAAATAAGGATGTTAATACTGCAATTTATGATTTGAGGGTTGCAGATTTTAGGGAAAAAGGGTACACTGAATTTGAAGCACAATTAGAAACAATGAAATATTTGTCAGATCTGTATGGATTTTCTTTTAAAGAGGTGAAGTAGATGTTTGAGCATAAAGAAGATGATAACTTGAACATGGAAGAAATTGAACGATATAGAAAAATGTCACAGGAAGAACGTGATGAACTAATGAAAGAATTGGAAAAAGAAGAAAAAGAGAAGATTGCAGAGTCTAAGAAATAACAGCGTTAAAAAGCAAAGGTACAGAATTGTATACCTTTGCTTTTTTATTACCTATATGACCATTATATGAGGTCAGAAAGGGGGATAAAAGGAACATGAAAGCATTGCACATTTACTTGGTACTGTAGAAAGGTTCGGTGATCCGTTTATCTCCCAACTATGGGTTAAATAGTATTTTAAGGCATCCGCAAGGGTGTCTTTTATTTTGTCCGAAAAAGGCTTATGACGTTTAAACTGCTGCTGAAATGACCCCTGCAACATGGGATATAAACTGTTGACCGTTCCCGGTGACACCGGATATAAAAACGTGACGGAGAAAGGAAGAAGAACATGGAATTTTTAAAAGCATTTTTTGGTGATAAGGCTATCACCTATGATGAACTGGTACAGGCAATCAATGCCTATAACGATGATGAAAAGAACAAAGAGAAGCTGATCAAGATGGTCAACCTTACTGATGGTGGTTATGTGTCTAAGGACAAATACACCAATCTCGAAACTGACCTTTCCGGCAAGACTACAGAACTGACTAAGGCTAATAACCTGATTGAAGAACTAAAAAAGTCAGCCGGAAAAGATGAAGCTACACAGCAGAAGATTACAGCATACGAAACAGAGATTGCAGACCTTAAGAAAGAGAATGCAGAACTGAAAACAGAAAATGCATTGAAATTTGCGTTAATTGCAGCAGGTGCGGTTGATGTTGATTATCTTGTGTTCAAGGCAAAGGAAAAGGGTGAAATCAAACTTGGTGATGATGGAAAAATCAAGGGCGAAGATGATCTGATTTCAGGTCTTAAAACACAGCACCCTACCATGTTTGAAGCATCCAACAGCAATCAGCAGCAAAGTGGTAGCAGAAAGATTCTTGAAAACAACCTGCCGGGTGGAGATAAAGACAAGACAGTTACCAAAGAACAGTTCCTTAAGATGGGTTACAACGAAAGAATGAAACTTAAACAGGAAAACCCGGAATTATTCAAACAGTTAAATGTACATTAAGAAAGGTTAAAAAGGTGAATTAAATGCCAAGAACGGGTAATTTTGGTGGATTTGAATTTGACGAGGAAGTATTCGCAGGAATGATGCAGGAGGCAGATTATTGGACTACACCAATCCTTGCATCCGGTATTGTTCAGCAGGATAGTTCTATTATGGACTTAATCGGTGAGCATGGAAACGTGGCAACAATCCCAATCTATAAGCCGATTGACGCAAATGAAAGCGGTATGGAAGCACTGAACAACGATGGTGAAACAAACAACACACCTGTTGAAATCAGCGGTGACAAACAGACTTGTATGCTTATTCAGAGAATGAAAGCATTCAAGGCTAAAGACTTCACAAAGGAATTAACTGGTGCTGACCCTATGACACTGATCAGAAATAAGATTGCAGGCTATTATGGTCAGGTTTGGGAAAAAGAACTGATGAACATTGCACAGGCAGTATTGGCAGTTGCAGCACTTAGTGATCATGTACTTGATCTTACTAAAGGTACTAAGACAAACATTGAAGCAGGTACAATTTATGACGCAGAACAGGCAGCACTTGGTGATATGGCAGGGGGGCTTGGTCTGATGGTTATGCATTCCATGATCTTCAAAGAGTACAAGAAGATGGAAATGGTTGATTATGACAAGTATGTTGTCAACGGTGTGATTCAGAAAGAAATTACACTGCCAACTATCGCAGGTAAACACGTACTTGTAACTGATAGATTTACAGCTACAGGGGTAGGTGCAGATGCGGTTTACAGCACATATCTGTTTGGCGAAGGTGCATTTTTATCTTGCGATAAGAACAACTATGAGAATCAGTATACAACCAACTATGACCCGGAAGCATCCGCAGGTATTGATAAGTTCTATACTAAGCAGGGTAAGGTACTGCATCCGAACGGTCTTTCTTTAGCAGTCGATCAGATTGCAAAAGAATCACCGACTTATGCAGAGCTTGGTAAGTCTGCAAACTACAGCCTTAAGTTCAATACAAAGAATGTTAAGATGGGGCTTATCAAGTCTAAGGTTGGTACACCGGTTGTATAAGAAAGGGTGATCTGATGATATTAGCAGTTGATGAGGTAATGAAATTACCTGAATTTGCTGTGCAAAACGAAAAGGTAATTGAAGAAAAACTGAACGCTGCTGAATTTATGATCAGAGCATACACTAATAACAATTTTCAGAATCGGTTTGTTCGATTTACTGCCGATAGTTCGGGTAACAGACTGCTTGGAACGTCAGATTTTTTGAAAGTAGGTGATACAGTTCAGATTTCACAGTCAATGGTGAATGATGGACTGTATACCGTTACTGAAATTGGTGATGATTTCATCAGAGTTAATCAGGAATTGTACAAAAGTACAAACCTGATCACTAAAGTGGAATATCCGGCTGATGTTCGTGCAGGTGTACTTGAATTACTCAAGTGGGACGTTAAGAACAGACCGAAAACCGGGGTCAAATCTGAAACGCTGTCAAGATACAGTGTGACTTACTTTGATCAGGACGCTAACAATCAGGTTATGGGCTATCCTGTTGCCCTACTTGGATTCTTAAAGCCTTATATAAAGGCTAGATTCTGATTATATGAGTGTTGGCGGTAACATTCAAGCATTGTTACAGGTAAAAAAGAACGGTGCTAAAAATGCCATAGGTGAGCGTGTAAACACATGGGTTGATTGTACATCAATCTTAGGTTGGTTGGACTTATCAACAGGTGATTCAAAGCATACAACTTTTTATGCCAAGGTTCAGGAAAGTACACACATTTTCTTGTGTGACTTTACCAATCTGAAAAACCTGTCAACTGATTGGGTTTGGAATCCATTCAGTTTTCTGACAGGTGTGATCAGTAAGACGGATGAACAGGAAACCGTTGATGTGACAAGTGACAATGCAAGAATGATGGTGAATGGTAAAGTGTATGAAATCCTTCTGATTGATGACCCTATGAATATGCACGATCATTTAGAAATCTATTTAAGATTTATAGGGGGTCAGTAGTATGTCAGTTGAATTTACAGATAACACAGCGAAAATTAAAGCTGCATTATCGGAAGGGGTTATTGGATTCCTTCACGAAGCAGGTGGTGAAATACAGGCACAGACCCAAAGGAATAGCCGGGTTGATACCGGACAAACAAAGGGGTCTTACAAATATATGGTTGATGAAGGAAAAGATGAATCAACTGTTGCTGTAGGTTCAGACCTTGAAAATGCGATTTGGGAAGAATTTGGTACTGGTGAGTATGCACTACACGGTGGTGGAAGAAAAGGCGGTTGGGTTTATAAGAGTAAGAAAGACGGTAAATTTTACCATACTTACGGAAAAACACCACGACAACCACTCACGAAAGCATTTCAGAGTGTAGCCCCAAAGATAAAGAAGCAGCTTGTAAATGTCATTAAACAGAATTTAGGGGGTTAATTATGGTTGATATGCTTGGTTTTATTTCTGATCAGCTTGATCAACTTGGTATTCCCTATGAATTTGGTGAATGGACAGGTGAAATCAGCTATCCTTACTTTGTTGGTTCGTTCAATGAAACTGAACACCGATTAGAGGACGGATATACAGGCGGTGTGTTCACACTTGATGGTTGGTCAAGGGGGTCAAAGTTACCGCTTGCAGAAATAAACGATAAAATAAAAACAGTATTTGAAGATTTAAGGGCAGTTCAGGAAGGGACTGCTTTTTTTATTACCTATTGGAACGGTTTGATGATTCCAACAGGTGAAGAAGATCTTTTTAGAATTACGATAACACTTAACACACATGAGTGGAAAGGGGCTTAAAAGAATGGGCTTAAAAAAACATGGTATTACATCTGAAACCATCAAGAACATGATCTTGGGTGCAGGTGTCATTTACAAAAATCTTAAGTATGAGAAATCAAGCAACGGTTGGACAGGTACCCCCCTTGGTGCAACTTCCGGTGGTCTTAAGTTCAACTATGAGGCACAGTGGCTTGATGTTGAGGTTGACGGTGCAACGGTGCTGATCAAAGGTGTCAGCAAACAGAAGGTTGGTGAATCTGCCACACTTGAAGGTCAGATGACAGAACTTACAGAAGATATTCTTGTAAGTGCATTACACCTTGTAAAATCCACTTCCGAAGATACAACCTATGTCAAATATGTATCTAAGGAAAACATCACAGAAGCAGATTATCTTGAAAATGTTGCATATGTTGGAACACTTTCAAGCGGTAAAAATGTAATCATTATTTTACCGAATGCACTTTGCACCGAAGCGTTTGAGCTTGAGACCAAAAACGCAACACAGACCACTTTTGCGGTCAAGTTTGAATGCACGGCTGACCTTGAAAACGACAGCTTAAACAAGTTGGATATTGCTATTTACTATCCAAACGCTGTTGTGTAGGGGGTGTGAATTATGCGAGTTGTAGTAGTAAGAGAATATACAGACAAGTACACAGGTGAAGGTCATGTGATCGGTGAAAAACTGGATATGACAGAAGAAAGATTTGCAGAAATTCAGGATAAAGGGATGTTCGTGGTTGATATTTCTGATGAAGTGGTGCAGCAGGAAACACCTGCTGCACCTGCTGAACAGGTAGAAAATCAGGAACAGGAAACAGCAAGTAAACAGACTGAACCTGTTGAACATGAAGAAACATCTGCACCAAAACAGGATAAACCTGCAAATGGCGGTAGAAGAAACAGATCGAAAAAAGAAAGTGAGGATAAATAATCATGACAGATTTCAGATTTAAGGATTTAACGGTTGATAACGCATTTGACTTTTGTGAGGTTCTTGCAGTTATCGGAGTAGAACAGGTTATTGGTGCATTTGACAAAGACGAGATTCAGCAGTTGCAGGAATCCGGTACGGATATGAAAGAAGTTGGTATTGTCATTGCTATGAAGGTGTGTGGCATTCTGATCAAGAACATTTCAAAGGCAAGAAATGAAATCTGTAAGTTTTTTGCTAACTGTATGGAGTGGGACAACGGTACAGCGGTTACTGCTGATGATGTGAAGAAATTCAAGCTGAAACAGTTTGTTGTCATGGTGAAAGATTTTGCTAAGAAAGATGATCTTATGGATTTTTTCGAGGGTGTTGCCGAATTAGTGGGTACGGAACAGAACGATTCGATGAGTGCTGCAACCGTAGATATGGTAACCCCTACAGCTATTTAGATAAAGCAATCAGCCGGGGGAAATTAGACGCTACTGTTAGAACAGTCCTGAAACAGGACAATGAAGATAAACAGTGGGACTTATACTGTGCAATCACAGCAAACCCACTTGCTGATGATGTTGGAAATTTTGAAGAATTTAAACAGCGGTTTATGAGTACAGCACCGAAAGGAGAAAAGACTGAACAAACTGAACCGACAATGAACAATGCACAGATTAAGTTACAGGTGGAAAAAGCAAATAAAATTCTAAATGGATTCGTGCCACCATTGAAAGGGGGTGGCTAATCGTTGGATATTTTTTCGTTGGTCGGAAAAATAACGATCAATTACGCTGATGCCGTGAACAATATTGAAAAGGTTTCAAAGTCTGCAAAGGATACTGCTGAAACACTGGAAGATGTTGACAAAAAGGCAGGTGGCGCAGGCAAGTCAGTAGAAGATGCCGGACAAGCTGCCAAAAATGCAGACAGTGGATTTACAACATGGAAAGCCACTCTTGCGAATTTAGCATCTACGGCAATCACAAAAGTTGTAGATGGGTGCAAAGATCTGGCACAGAAGATTATCGAACTTGGGAAAACGACAGTAGGATATTTCGCAGATAATGAACAGTTAGTTGGTGGTGTTGAAACACTATTCAAAGACAGTTCTGGTAAACTGATTGATTATGCTAAAAAGGCATATAAGACAGCCGGGATGAGTTCAAATAAGTATATGGACACCGCAACCTCATTTGCTGCTTCATTGATTCAGGGGCTTGGCGGTGATACTGCAAAAGCGGTTGAACTGACCAACCTTGCTATCACTGATATGTCAGATAATGCTAACAAGATGGGTACTGACATAGGTTCTATACAGGACGCTTATCAGGGTTTTGCAAAGCAAAATTACACGATGTTGGATAACCTGAAACTTGGTTATGGTGGTACACAGTCTGAAATGATCAGATTGATAAATGATTCAGGTGTACTTGGTGAAAAGATTGAAAGTTTGGATAACGTAACGTTTGACCAAATGATTGAAGCTATTCACAAGATTCAGGATAACTTAGGTATAACCGGAACAACAGCACTTGAAGCAGGTACTACAATATCAGGTTCATGGAGTTCAGTACAGGCATTGTTTGAAAATATCCTTACAAAAGTAGGTTCAAAACTTGCACCTACTGTTATGGGATTTTTACAGCAGCTGTCGAACTGGATGGAAACTGTTGATTGGGATGCGTTTGCAACGTCTGTCGGTGATGCCCTGCAAAGGGTGTTTGACTGGATTCAAAAAATTGATTTTACAACGTTCTTTGAAAAAGGAATGGACGGTGTTGAAAACTTCCTTGAAAAACTAGGTGGTCTTATTGAAGATGTACCTAAGATCATCCAAACGTTCAAGGATTGGTCACCACTGATAGCCGGAGTTGCTGCCGGATTCGTAACCTTAAAGGTTGCAATGGCAATATCATCATTAATTAGTGCCATAACAACAGCGTGGACGGCTTATAAAGCTGCAAATGAAGGTGCTACTATTGCACAGTGGCTTTTTAATGCTGCATTAAATGCTAATCCTATAGTTCTTATAGTCACACTTGTGGTAGGGCTTGTGGCTGCACTGATCACATTATGGAATACCAATGATGGTTTCAGAGAAGCAGTTACAGCTGCATGGGATTCAATCAAAAGTGTATGGGAATCAGTAAAAGAAGCTTTTTCAAATTTAGCTGAATCCATTGGTGAAAAAATTGAATCAATTAAGAATTTTTTTGGAAACTTGAAAGACGCTGCATCAGAGAAGTTTTCGGCAATGAAAGAAGTTGTTTCAGAGAAGTTTTCACAGATCAAGGGAACGATGGGTACTATAATGCAGGCCGCAAAAGATACGGTGTCTGAAAAACTACAAAACATGAAAACTGCATATGCTGAACATGGCGGTGGAATCAATGGAATTGCAGCAGCAGCAATGGAAGGTGTAAAAGGGTATTACTCAGCCGGGTACACATTCATTGACAATTTGACCGGCGGTAAACTTTCAGCAGTAGCCGATAAGTTCAAGTCAAAAATGTCAGAAGCAAAACAGGCAGTTTTGAACAAGATATCAGAGATTAAAAATTCATTTTCAAGTGGTCTTGGTAATGCCTATTCGACAGTTACCAATATACTTGGAAATATTAAGAATAAGTTCAGCAGTATCCTTGAAGGTGCAAAGAACATTGTAAGTAACGCTATAAACAGAATTAAAAGTTTCTTCAATTTTTCGTGGTCATTGCCAAAACTCAAATTACCACATATTTCAATCAGTGGTTCTTTCAGCCTGACACCACCAAGTGTACCGCACTTTGGTATTGAATGGTACAAGAAAGCAATGGACGATGGTATGATCATGAATCAGCCGACTATTTTCGGTTACAACGCTAAGTCAAATCAGTTCTTGGCAGGTGGTGAAGCCGGAAGTGAAACGGTTGTCGGAACACAAAGCCTTATGGATATGATCAACTCCGCAGTTCAGGATTCAGATAATGATTTAGAATCAGCGGAAGTATTAAAGATGATATATGCATGGATGAAGAACGGTGGATTAAGAGAACTTATGATTGATGTATTAACAAATTATGTTGAATTTGATGTAGAGGGGCGTGAAGTTGCGAGGTTGGTGAGAAAATATGCTTAATAAAGCCACTTACACAAACCACCTGAACCAGACTATAGAGTTTGGTTCAGGTGGAATTTTCTTAAATGACAGCGAGTTCTATGATTATGAGTGGTTATATGATAGTGACTATGATGAAATTACAAATTTTCATAAGGGCGTTACAAAGAAAAATGCAACAATTATTATTGCGGCAAACGAAGAAGAAGGTTTGAACATAAGAAACCGTATATATGAGGTCTTTGAGCGTGATATTCTCGCAGAAACACCGGGGAAACTGGAAATAAACGGATATCATATGTCTTGTTATTTCAATGCGTCCAAGAAATCTAACTATTATTATTGCAATGGATATATGGTTCTTACGGTGAATATTATTTCTGATTCACCGGACTGGATTATAGAGAAAGAATTCATGTTTATGAAAAATGATGAAATACAAGACGGTAAGAAGAAGGAATACCCGGTTTCTTACCCATATACCTATTCGTCTTATGCTCAAAGTAATAGTGTGGTTAATCCGTTTTTTGTATCAAGTGATTTCCGATTAAGAATTTACGGTGATGTGACAAACCCGTCTATTACTATAGGTGGTCATGTCTATCAGATGAACACATCTGTGGGGAAAGGGCAAAGAATTGAGATTGATTCGAATAAAAGAACAATAAAACTGATAAAACAGGATGGAAGTATAGAAAATCGGTTCTGGGAAGCGGCTAAAAATTCATATATTTTTGAAAAAATTCCTACAGGTGAAAATGCCGTGCAATATGACGGTACTTTTGGATTTGATTTAATACTTTTGGATAGAAGGAGTGAACCGGGATGGTAATATATACAGATTCAAGCGGATTACCGCAAGGTGAGCTACATAACTATTCAATAGATTTGGATATTGGAAAAGATAATGATTTTCAGATCGGTATGAACTTAAAGAATCATTGTATGTCTCATGGAAGTATATGGTATGTAGAAAATACAGAATACGGCGGTATTGTCGATGATGTGAAAATAGATACCAAGAAAAATACCGTTTATTACTCAGGCCGTGCTTTTAGAGGAATACTTGAAAAGAAAATCATCGAACCTGAAAGCGGTCAGGATTATTATACGGTATCTGGTGATGCAAATAGAATATTAGAACAGCTTATAGAAAAGGTCGGACTATCTGACCTTTTTATTGTGCCTACAGATGATGCAGGTATAAAAATATCAAATAACCAATTTGAACGGTATACAGATATGTATGCAGGTGTCCAAAAAATGTTATCGTCTGTTAATGCGAAACTTGTGTGTATAGCTACAGAAGAAACGAAAGTTCAAATTCGTGCAAATCAAATTGAAGATCTGTCAGAAAAATATGAATACTCTGATGATTATGGTATGCAAGTGATTTTTGAGCAAAATCGCGGTGGTGTGAATCACCTTATGTGTCTTGGGGGTGGAGAACTTGCAGAACGTACAGTTGTACATTTATATGTAGATAACTACGGGAATGTGGGGGACACACAGTATTATAAAGGAGTATCTGAAATAACAGAAATTTATGAATATGGAAATATAGAATCCGATGAAGAACTCAGAAAACAAGGTATTCAAAAACTGAATGAATTGAAAAACAGAGACTCATTAACAGCACAATTTGACAAATTAGATGTGGACATTGGTGACATTGTAGGTGGAAAAAACAGACAAACAGGTGTGACTATGAAAGAAGTTATAAGTAGTGAGATTGTAAAGATTAAGAATGATAGATGTACAGTAACATATAAGGTAGGTGAATAAGGATGGCAGTTAGTTTAAATACCGGAAACGGTATAGAGGTTACCGCAGCGGCTGATGGTTCATTGTACAGAAATATGTTTGGTGAAGGGTTTCATGTTCTTGAAACAGGCAATCAATTTAAGATAGAAATTGTATCTAATATAGCGATTAAAATATTAGATGGTGACGCAATTATGGAAGGGCGTCATATATGGACAAAACCAGATGATAGCACAATTTTGAACATTGAAGCTGGCGAACAAGGAAAAAAACGAACGGATAATATTTTTTTAAAATACACAAATAATGGTGGAGTGGAAAAAGTCGAGTTTGAAGTTGTGAAAGGCAACAGCATACCTTCTAGTGACGGTTATAACCATAACACATCGTGGAGAAATGAATCTATTCTAAAAGGTGGTAAAGAATATAAGGCACTCTTATACTGTGTAGATATAAATGGGTTAAATATAGAAAACTACACAAAATTTTTTGTTCCACTCCAAAGTTTGTATGAATTAGACAAGAGGTTGCAGGAAGTAGAAAGAAAATTAAACTCAATAAGTTAGGATGGTGAATATGACGGAAATAGTATATTGTGAAATTGATGCTGAAAACCGTGTAATTATAGTTCCGCAGTCAGAAAAATTACTTGGAGTAGAATCTGACGAAAAAGGACAGAGAAAATACTTCAAGTGTCCTAAAATTGTTGGTGACAATATTGATCTATCTAAGTCGACCATATATATCAATGTACAGAATGCATCAGGTGCATCATCAGGAAAAGATAGATATTCTGTTGAAAACTTTAAGGTAACAGAAGATGTTGCAACGTTTGAATGGCAGTTAAAAAGAAAAGTTACGTCTTATAAGGGGACGGTACGTTTTAATGTGTGTGTTATAGAAAATTCTACACAGCGAGAATGGAATACTACCTACGCAGAAGGTATTACCCTTGAAGGTCTTGAACTTCTCACACTAGAAGAAGAGGAAACAAGAGGGTCTGATTATATCGAAGCGTTGACAGCGGATGCTACAGCCACAGCGATAGATATAACCGAAGGAAAAACAGCCTATATTGAGGGTAATAAAGTAACTGGAACATTACCAACGAATATAAAAATTAATAAATATAACATGAGCGCAACTAAATTTAGAACGACTACTTTTGCAGGAATGAATTTAAAGTTTATTGATATTGAAGGAAAGATTGCACCAAATAATGATGAACAGCGGATGATTCTTAGTGGTGAAACTGATTTTTCGGTAGGAGTATCAGCATCGGATTTCGGTACAGCTGAGGCTAATGCAGTTTTAAAAGGCAGGACTTTTACTAGTACAGCCGGGTTAAAAGTGAAGGGTACATTAGAAATGAGTACCGGGAAAATGATAAAAACAGGATCTATTCCGGGTGTAGGTGCAAATGCACTTACCATACCAACGGGATTGTCTATAGTTGAAAAATTAGTATTGTTTGCTCAGAATAACCCTAACTCTAGCGGTATTTGTTCGTTGTTGTATGACGATGGGACTATATACGCAACTGGTGTATCATATAGTCAGTATCTAAGTACTATATATTTTTCGCATGGAACTATAGAAGTAACTGATGGTAATGTGGTATATACCCCAAAAGATGGTACAAGCACAACAAACACTATGGAAAATGTAACTTATAGTTGGATTGCTATAGGATCATAGAAAGGATGAGATAAATGGCAAATATACAGCCTTATATTGATCAGATTCAAAAAGTAAACACGATAAGCAATTAAAGGAGGAATCGACATGAAAAGAAAAAGAAGAAAATTAGCAGCTATCATCTGTGCATTCACATTGGCTCTTTCCAGTGCTGTACCAGTATCAGCTTGTACACCACCACTTAAACCACCATCTGTGAAGATTCCAGATGTCAATTTCGAGCCAGACGATGCCTTGAAAGAAGCCTTCGACAACGCCGCAAAAAAGTGGCTTGAGAAATGCATCCTCGGTACTCCGACCGTAAATTATGCTACTTATTTCAAAAGTACATCAAGATATTTTAACTATGCAGTTTTTTCAGCAAATTGGAACAAAGTAGAAAATGCTATGTCTTATAAAGTTAAAGTTACAAAAGCAGATGGATCTTACAAAGAATTTGATACAACGTATACATCATTTTATGCAATGAATTATACAGATGAATTTTTTGCTGATGGAATTGATGATGCGACTGTAATGGTAAGAGCATACGGTGAAAATGGAACATTTAGTTTGTGGTCTAAAACAACCACTATTACTAGATTTAGATATTAGGAGGGGGTAGCATGATAAGAGGTACCACACCTACGTTAGAGTTTACACTGCCCTTCGACACATCACTGATTGCGGAGATGTATGTCACGATAGCACAAGGCGAAAAAACGGTGTTGGAAAAAACCTTGTCGGATTGCAACTGCTCCGGTACGTCCGTATCACTGACTCTGACACAAGAGGACACGCTAAGATTACAACAACAGCCACGATTACAGGCTGAGATACAGATAAGAGTGCGAACTACAGCCGGAGAGGCTCTTGCATCCGACATCATGAGCGTATATGTCGGCAGAATCCTGAAAGAGGGAGTGATTTAATGCGATTAGATGTAACTTTTCGCGAGCTTGATAAAAAGCAGATCAAGGTTGACTTTGAGCACTTCCAGATTGTATCCGACCATGCCGGAGTGGAGTACTACAAGGGCGATTACACGGTCACGCCAAAAATCGAAAAACAAGAGCTTGCGACACGCCAAAAGTTTCTAGCAGAAAATGTAAAAATCAAAGAAATTCCATTCTTCGAGGTGTCAAATCTTGAAGGTGGACAGACGATATTTATTGGAAAGGAATTGTAAAATATGAGTATTAATAAAGTAGTATATGGTGGAAAGACATTGATTGACTTAACAGGAGATACTGTGACTGCGGATAAGCTGTTGAGCGGTATCACGGCACATGGAAAAGACGGAGAATTGGTCACAGGAACGTGCACGTTTGACGTAGATTCTAATGATGCCACTGTCGCAGTTGCGGAGATTTTAAAAGGCAAAACCGCCTACGCAAGAGGTACAAAGCTTGTCGGCACGATGCCGAATAATGGAGCTGTGACAGGCTCTATCAAGACTCTGACAGACAGCTATGTGATTGCACAGGGCTACCATGATGGCTCTGGAAAGGTTGGGATTGATGCCGCAGAAAAGAAGAAACTGACCGCTAATAATATCCGAGAGGGTGTGACCATCCTCGGAGTAAAAGGTACGATGAGCGGCAGTGAGGGAGTAAAGGCACAGGCTAAGACAGTCACTCCGTCAAGCGCACAGCAGACCATTCTTCCAGATGCCGGATATACGCATCTGTCACAGGTTACAGTGGAAAAGATTCCTTACGTGGAGTCAGAAAACTCTGCTGGTGGAACAACAGTAACGATTGGTTAGGGGTGATTGAGTATGGCTGTAAATAAAGTAGAATATGCCGGTAAGGTATTACTTGATTTGACGGAGGATACGGTAACCGCAGATATGATGGAAAGCGGTGTAAAAGCTCATGATAAAACAGGGGCGTTGATAACCGGTAGTATTCCAGTTAATGACATGTTGACATATGCCGCAATAAGCGAAAGTGACCTTGATTATATTAAAACGCACACCTCTTACGGTGAATTACGTGTTGTAACAATCAATTCGAATATATACCCAAAAAACGAAGAAAAAATGATATTAAAAGGACAGGAACAACGATGCAAAATTAGTATCATTGCCGACTATTTCGGAAGTGCAAGTCCGGCAGACGTTCGCAAAGGTATTACTTTTACAAGTACAAACGGACTCAAAATTACTGGAACTGCTGACATGTCTGGTGGTATATCTAATAACAACTGCGAAGCGTATCTTGTAGACGTATCAAACCCAACAGTATCTTTTAAGACAGCATCTGGGACAATCAAAGCATACGGCTATGCATATGAGACTACAAAATCACAGTGGGGTGGTTCTACTAATACAACCATGTATGCTTTTAATGGCACAAATTATTATAAATCAGCATATTATGGTTCGCCAGCTGCAACAAACATCACACTTGGTATTTCTGGAGGAAAGCTGACAGGATTACCGTCAGGATTAAGTGGTGGAACATTATTAGTTACAAGAGGTATTTAGAAAGGCGGCTGTATCCGCATCTGATCAGGCACACAACGGCAACTGATGGACTGGATAGAGAAATGCCTGTTGAAGAGGTACAACAGGTTTTAGGACATGTAAACATTGCAACAACTATGATATATGCAGAGGTATCAAGAGCAAATGTTAAAAATAATCATAGAAAGTGCATTGTATAAAGTTTAAGGACAGGCTAACAATAGTTTGTCCTTTATTATGCAAAGAGGTGATAACTGATGTTTTATCAGTTAATCATAAAAATTTTATTCAGAAAGGATGTGCAGACTATGGCAATATTGCTCTGAATTAGCAGAGTAATCAACAGACAAGGAAATTATCACATACACGAAAACAACCGCCATATGACGATTATATAACGTCAGAAGCGGTTGTTTTGCTGTACGGAAAGGACAAACAAAAACCCCACTTGATGCCATTGCCGTGGAAAAATCAAGTGGGGTTTCAAAATATTCTGTTTGACATTGATTTTACCATGAAAAAAATCAATTTTCAAGCAGAAAGGAAGAACGAGGATGAAAGAAATGATTTGTACTATTTTTGGTGTAATCGGTTCAGTGATTGCATCGTTTTTTGGTGGTTGGGATGCAGGACTTGCAACCCTTTTAATTTTTATGGGTCTTGACTATATTTCAGGCTTACTTGTTGCCGGAGTATTCAAGAACAGTCCAAAAACTGACACAGGTTCACTTGAAAGTAAAGCAGGTTGGAGAGGTCTTTGCAGAAAATGCATGACACTTGTTTTTGTATTAGTGGCATACCGTCTTGATTTGGTTATTGGAACAAATTACATCAGAGATGCAGTTATTATTGCATTTATTGCCAATGAAACCATTTCACTTGTAGAGAATGCCGGACTGATGGGGTTACCTCTACCGGAAGTAATCAGTAAAGCTATTGATATTTTACAGAAAAATACAGAAAGTGGTGAATAATGACAAATCAGGAATTTATTGATCAGATTGTAGTGTACATTAAAAAGTACGCTGCAATTTTTGGTATATGCGTACACAGTCCAATCATTGCACAGGCAATCTTAGAAAGTGGGTGGGGCAAGTCAAAACTTGCTTCCACATATCACAACTATTTTGGTCTTAAGTGCGGTACAAAATGGACTGGTAAAAGTGTGAACATGAACACACAGGAAGAATATGAACCGGGTGTGTTGACAACGATTGCTGATAACTTCCGGGTATTCGATTCAATGGAAGAAGGGGTTAAGGGTTACTTTGAATTTATACAGTTGTCCCGGTATCAGAATCTTAAGGGAATCACAGACCCTAAGACGTATCTTGAAACAATCAAGGCAGATGGTTATGCGACAAGTTCAGCATACGTTCAGAATAACATGAATTTGGTTGAACAGTATGAACTTACAAAATATGACAATAAAAAGGGTGACAACATGAGTGACAGACAAAAGCCGGGAAACTGGCTTGCTCAGTATAAAGGCATTGCAGAAGGTAGTGAACAGCACAAAGCTATTCTGAAGGTATTCAATGATTCAGGTCTTTGCGGTAGATATAAAATGACAGTAAATGATGCTTACTGTGCAACAGCAGTATCAGCAGCTTTTATTGCATCCGGTCTTACTGGCATTTTTCCGTGTGTAGAATGTAGCTGTGAAAATATGATTAACCTTGCAATCAATGCAGGTATTTGGGTTGAAAATGATGCCTATGTACCTGACATTGGGGATGTTATCCTGTATGATTGGGATGACAACGGTGTCGGAGATTGTACAGGTTGGAGTGATCATGTAGGTATCGTAGTATCATGTGATGGTTCTACAATCAGAGTAATTGAAGGTAACAAGTCAAACACTGTTGGTTATCGTGATATTGTTGTAAATGGTAAATACATCAGAGGATTCATTACACCGCATTATGCAGCAGGTGGTTCTACTACACCGCAACCTTCCGGTAAGAAATCAGTTCAGGAAGTAGCCAAAGAAGTATATGCAGGTGAATGGGGTAACAACCCGGAAAGAAAGGAAGCACTGGAAAAAGCCGGGTATAATTATCAGGAAGTGCAAGACGCTGTAAATGCATTGGTAAATGGAAGTAGACCGACACCTTCAAAATCTGTACAGGACGTTGCAAAAGAAGTTATCAATGGTCAGTGGGGAAATAACCCTGACCGTCAGAAAAAACTTGAAGCAGCAGGTTACAACTATCAGGAAGTACAGAATGCAGTTAATGCGATCTTAAAAGGAAATGCTGCAACAGACTTGACTGCTATCGCAAAAGAAGTTATTCTTGGTAAGTGGGGTAATGGTCAAGAACGAATTGACCGCCTGAAAGCAGCAGGTTACAGTCCTACAGCTGTACAGAAAAGGGTCAACGAATTAGTATAACAGATGATTCAGCGGCGGCATTGCCACCGACTTGCCACCATTGCAGACATACAACACAAGAATGTGCAAGGCGGTAAAGTCTGAACTATTAAAAAATACTTGATTTTATAGGCTATTTGAGAATGTACAAAGCCGTACAAGGATTTAAAAACAGAACACTTAACAAACGACGCACGTCGAGACGGTTGTTCTTTTGTCCCAACTGAAACAAAAGCCGGATGATTATATTAATGTCACGATTGAACTTGATGATATGGATATAACATCTGCA